CGTAGATAACACGTGACACGCCATCTCCTTCAGCCATAACCAAATCACCTGCACCCCCCCCAATATGAACTCTAAGCTTACGCTCGAGAGTTCTAAAAATAACACGTTTGACACGCTTGGCAAATCCAACGCGACGACCACGCGTAAAACGCTTTCGACCGCGTCTAAAACGACGCCTACGACCACGTCGAATACGAGCACGTGGCATCTTAGAAGACTTCTTAGAAAAATCCGTTAACTTTAGCCTTTTTGGATCAGGACCCCCAATTAATTGAAGAGCAGGTCTCTTTCGGGACACGTCAAGACTATTTAGGAACGCGCTATTGGTCGACAAAGATGGCGCAATATATCGAGTGGCAGCGTAGCCAATCGAAGGCGCAGCAAGTCTTCCGGCTATAATTAGAGAATTCATCGAAAAACATTTCGATTTCCACCGCCATATATATAAGGTGGCGGGTGGCGGGTGGCCGCTGGGTAATATTATGCCAGCGTCCAATTTCTCATTTGATGGAGTCCACGTCTTCCTCACCTACCCGCAATGTCCTCTCGAGCGCGAACAACTACGCGATTTCCTCGTTGGAACACACGGTGCTATCAAATTTCTCGTTGCACGCGAGTCTCACAGTGACGGGAGCTATCACCTTCACGCTTACGCTCACTTCGGGAGGAGACTACGATGCACCGCCACAAGTGCTTTCGATTTGGAGGGATACCATCCTAACATCCAGAAACCAAGGAGTGCAAAGGCCGTGGCAGCGTACTGTTCAAAGGATGATGATTCCCTGCTGCGAAATTTCGAACCGGATGAACTTGAGACGTCATCAACCGGATGGCGATCACTTCTACAAAACTGTCCAGATGCCGCAACTTTTCTTGCCAGAGTTGAGGAGCACTATCCACGCGATCTGTGTCTGTCTCTGGAGAGACTACTTGCATTTTGTGAGTGGCGGTGGGGACGAGAGCGAATTGGATACTCTGGACGAAGCCGCGATCAATTTTTGGAGACAGACCAGCTACGAAGCTGGGTTTCCCTAACGATAGAGGTAGGTATGTACCCCCTAACACGCTACGCCTGCCGGCTCCGCTCCTAACCCTAATCGCTTCGCTCTCTAATCGCTTCGCTCTCTAACCCTAAATGGTTAACATGGCTCTAAACATACTCTGCTATCTAGTATCTGAAAGACCTGTTTCACTCCTTCTTATCGGGCCGAGCCGTGTCGGGAAGACTGAATGGGCAAGATCTCTTGGACCGCACATGTACTTCTGTGGACAGTTCAACCTGGATGACTGGGACGACGGAGCTCGTTACATCGTCCTCGACGACTTCGACATACGTTTTGTGCCCCAATGGAAGTCCTTCTTCGGAGCCCAGAAGACATTCACACTTACCGACAAGTACAGAAAGAAACGAACAGTTACATGGGGAAGACCACTCATCTGGATATGCAACCCAGACATGGACCCTAGAGGATCTCTTTCCGGAGCTGCTAGAGAATGGTTACATCTTAACTCAGTAGTAGGAGTAGTGAATGACCCTTTATTTATCACGGATCACGGAAATACGTAATGGATTGCGCATCCATACTTACAACTGGATCAGTACTAGTACCTGCATTACTAGCAAGTACCTGAGCTACCCACCAATAAGTACCGTTCTTGTAACGTACACCAGGAGTGACTATAGGACCTTGCAATGCATCTTCAACCTGCATCATTCGCTTGATAGGAACAAAACACTTAAACAACGTAGGAGCAGTAAACTGTCCCGCTTCCGAATCACCAGTAGGATTGACTGGAAGCATAAAAGACTTGATAACTTTGTGACGAGTGGTATCAAACGGTGCAACATAACCAAGACCAACAAACGGTAAAGCCGTATTTTGGAAAAACCGTGGATTCACATTCGGTGGTACTTGTACGGGATTGGTAATAGCAGTCGTGGTGTTACCAAAGGTACCCCACGCGTTCTCAAAACCAGTACCCTGATCCTTACTGAACAACAACGTAATACGAACAATCGCAGACGACGCGGTAGGGGTCGTCAAATCCATACTAAGTGACCCACGAAGGAGAAGACCTTTCACCCAGAAATTATTTCCTTCAAAACGGTCTTCCTCATCACCATGTGACATATCAGAAAGAGGCGAATGCACGTAGATAACACGTGACACGCCATCTCCTTCAGCCATAACCAAATCACCTGCACCCCCCCCAATATGAACTCTAAGCTTACGCTCGAGAGTTCTAAAAATAACACGTTTGACACGCTTGGC